TTAGTGCGAGAAACAAGATCATTCGCAAAGCGAACTTTAGTGATACCATGCTGGGTTGAAACACCTGCTACTGAAAAATACGAATCTGACATAATATAAAGACCTCTCATAAAATTGTTACTATACCATAATTATAAAATCAACTGTACATCTTGTCAAGCATTTTGGATAAATTTCTTTACCGCAATACTATGCTTACAAGTTTTGCGAAACTGAAACCCGATACAATCACAAGTCACTTGCCCATTGGACGAAATAACATTGTGCTCTGAACCTTTTTTCTTGGACCGCACTTTGAATATTCTACTATCAACACGATCCTGTGTCAAGTCATATCCAACAATATTGTGCTTGTTGATATGAGATACTGGGTAGTTCGGATTGCCTGTGTGAACAGATACGTAATCCATATCTAACCACTTAGGCGTTGGAACCACCTTACCTATGATCTGACGTTCAACCCACCCCTCTTGTTTGTACAAATAGGAGTAGCGTTTGACCCTCAAATCGACTGATTGACCTATCGCAAATTTCATCATACCTTAATTATATAAGAAAAAGTAACCCGAGTCAAATGCTCGGGTTATGGTGTTGTTCTTTCACAACACTAGGTGTTTGCTTAAAAGTTAAGCATCTTCTGATTCAATTATACCTTCATTCTCAAAAAAATCCAAGGTATCTTCCACTCCTTTTTTATGTCCTAATTTAAAACAAGCATAACAGGCTAATAAGAGTAGACTTATTTGAATAATATCATACAAGTCTAAATAGAATTTTGGCATCGTCATTTTCTCCCATAAAGGATTCTTTTAAGAGGTATTGCAAATTGAAGGCCTCTTTTTCCCATGGTTGATTCCAGTACGAACGATATACTGGCTTATTATTCCACAGGGTAATTCTTTTTCTTTTTATAGTTCGTTCTTTTAATTCCCCCTTGGCAAATTGTTTCAGGTGTACCATTTCATGAGCCAGAGATTCTATCATAATCTCAGTGTTTGAATGTTTCAATTCTATTTCAAATTCCCTTGGTTTATTTCCCGATCCTAAATATGAACATGTAGCCAAAAAATCATAATCTAAATTAGGCTTAACAATTATTTTGACATGTACATATGGTAATATTTGATAACTTAACAAAACTCTAGCGTAATGATTTGTTGCTAACTTAAGTAACTTTGTCAAATTACGATTCTTAGCGCCAATTACACTTACTATCATTTCTATTAGTGATGTACGATATTCTATCAATCCATCCTTCTTTAGTTTGGAACCCCCATTCTCTAAATCGTCTGCCATGAAAAAATAAAGATAGGGTAGGGGCAGGCATTTCTAGTCGGTGAAGCTCTTCGGCTCTTCTCCATAATATTGTCCCAGGTCCTCTCCAATATTTCTTTTCAATTTTTTTTCCACTAGGAACTGTGGTTGGGATCCATTCCCAATAACCTCCTGTAAGAATGATGGTGCAGTAGTTCCAGGGATGGTCATGGGGATCTCCGTCAACATCTGACTTGAAGATTCTGTGGATGTATATGTTTGGTTTAGTAAAGTCTTTGTCGAATGCATTTATTTTTTCCTTGAAAAGTAAATAGTAACGATGCATATAGTCTTCGTCACTTGCATCTTTTATTACTCGTTTTCTTCCGAGTATATCAAGTATTTTGAGTATCATAATATCAATGTGGTTAAATCCCAAGGTGAATCAGATTTGCTTGCATGCCCTTTCCAAAACGTATTGAATGCTAAACTTATTCTTACATCATCTGTAGTATTACCGGATACTGAATGATATAAATGAGAAGGGAACAAATATAAATCACCACCACTCGGATAAAATTCTGCATCAGGATTATTAAATTCGTTAAATGTCTCGGCATATACTGAAATATTATCTTCAGGAGTTTGATACTTATGTAGTCTAAATTTCCCCAAATCTCCAGATGCATTAAAATAAATTACCCCACTAATGACACTAAATGAATGATAATGTCTATGGTGAGTATCATTTTTATAATTAAAATTTAACCAAGATTGAGTAAATTCTAATTCTAAAGAATCTCTAGCAATACCTAGTACATTAACTTTATAATTATGTATATGCTGCTTTACTTCTTTATATAAATTGGTATCTTTTAATCTATTTAAAATATAAGTATCTTTAGAAAACCAATTGTATGTATTTTTCACCATTTTATCTTTATCTGCTAGAATTTCCTCATAGAGAAATTTAGCATCATCTATGTTATTTAATGATCCAATATACAAAGGCAAAGGAAAAATATGTTCAGTGTAAGCATTTAAAAAATTATTCATAATTTTATTCCCGAAAAATCACGTGACATTTTAAAAACATTTTTCATATCCACATTCTCTAATTTTTCTACATCCATTTTAATACCTGAATCAGACAAGCCTTTTTGTGCAGAATTTTCTACATCATATAATTTCATCTTTGCTCTATCAACACCAATGACAAATCTTTTATTTACGGTAGGATCATTGTATCTATTTTTAAGTTGTTTCACCATTAGCTGATTTAATTGATCCATGTCTTCAGTTGCGATGAGGGCAAACATGAGATCAACTGTAGCAGGAAGACCAAAACTGTTTTTTGTTAGAATATCATTGGCATAAAATAAGTTATCTCCAGAAACACTGATATCCATTGCCTCATTATCACCTAGCTCTTCTATTTCTATTATTTCATCGTTATATTCTATTAAGGAATCTGTTAGGATATCTCTTTGATATTTTTCCTTTTCAATATTCATTAACAAATCAAATATATCTTCCACATCTAGATTTTCAAGATATGGAAACAATTCTCGTTTGGAATGCAGAAATACTGCTCTTTTTGCTAAAGATTCTAAATCTATATTATCTAAGGTTATCATACTCTTCCTGTATTATTTGTATACTTTTTTGGGTATTAATAATTTTATCCTCATCGCTCCACAAAATTATTACTTTAAAGTTTTGATTCTCCGCAGATTTAATCTTCTGAATGTCATATTGTTTTAGATAATCGTATTTGTCCGAAATAGGACTAATGAATTCTTCTTTAGAACCCCTAGGATGCCAAGCCACACCATTATATTCAAAAATTAAATTTAACTGAGGTATAGTAAAATCATAAAAATAAAATTTAGATTTATCATTTATATCTCTACACCACCATTCGGTGTTGCCATCTATTCCATAAAAGTATTTTATTTGTAGTTTATCACACAAGTCTGCTAATTTATCTAAAATTATTCTAGATTCCTTAGATGCTTTTTTAATATAACCCGACAATAAGGAAATTGAGCCATATTTTTGTATGATAGTATCTTTTCTTTTCTTATATTTTTCCTCGAATTTAAATATTCCATCTTCGGTACCATATTTGTTGATAAAAAATGTTTGGCTACTGGTAAAATATTCTTTTCTTAGATTTTCAATTTCTTTAAGATCAGTAAATCCTTGACTGATCCAATATTCTTTACATATAGGATTTTTAATGCGTAATAAGTCTGATAATTCTTTTTTAGAATATTTTTCAGTTTTTAGTTTAGCAAATTCTTTATTTTTAGAGGAAATTATATCCCTTGCCTCATTTTCGGTATAACCTCTAGATACCCAATAATCTTTAGAGAAAGATCCCTTTTTACCATTTTTAGAAAGATGTTGTAAACTTTTGTTAAATCTGTTTTCGCCCTCTTTTTTACCAAACATAATTATAAGTTTATCTAAAGAAGACCCGTATTTAGAAATTTTTAAAGATAATTCTATATTTGTTGAAATTTCATCGGGAGTAGCATATTTACATAGTCTGGCTAGTTTTTTTACATGAATATGATTTTTATAATCTATTTTGCCCAATGCCTCGTATGCAGCTGTCTTTCTTTCATCATTCATATCTTCAATTTCAAACTGCTGCCATTCTTTATATTTAGTAATTTGTAAAAATTTATCATGTATATTAGTTAATACTTTTACTGGTTTAGCCATAAAATCTCCCGTTGCCATAAATATTTTAACTACAAAATATTTATAAACTTCGTATTTTACAACCAACTCTCAGGCCATTGTTTATATTTTTTCTACCTTCGCTTGTTGGGAAGATATGATCTGCTGAACAAATTATGTTTTTGCCCGATCTGGTTTTTATTTTATATAGTTTTTTGATTTTACTATGGTGTACCTGAATCACCGAAACGAACCCGTTACTACCCAATATTCTATCACCCGGTTTCAAATTTTGGATTTCCATAGTATCTCCAGATTCTGTTATTACTTGTGATGTGGGGTCTAGGCATTCTGAAGTATCTGTAAGTTCAACATCAGTGTTTCCATACCCGCCTCTTGTAGTCTGAGTAGCACTCAATATAGGAACATTATTTTCTACTGCCATACCACGTAACTCTTCAGCTATTGCTTTGATTAAAGTATATGAATTAATATTAGCTCCAGCTTTAAATCTAGAACTAGCACATATATTTAAATAGTCTACAATAATTATATCAGGGTTAAATTGTTTCTTTAACTGTAACTCATTTAGTAAACTATTAAAGTGACCTACATGTGCTCCGGCAGTAGGATATTCTTTAATAATTAATTTACCTTCAGTTTTATTTCTTATTTTCTCAATTTTATTATCAAAAATAGCTTTAGGTAATTCTTTTAGTTGATCCATTGTTACATTCATTAGATTAGCATCTATTCTCTCAGCTATTCTTTCTTCTGCCATTTCCATAGTAATATATAACACATTTTTACCTTGAGATAAAGTGGATGCCGCAACATGACACATGAATAAAGATTTTCCAACGCCTGTACCGGCCAATACAACATTTAATGTCTTATTAGGTAATCCACCATTAGTAACCTTATTAAACATCTCAAGATCAAACGGTATACGAGACTCAACCTTATGGTAAAAATCAAATCTTGATTCAGAGTTATCAATATAATCATGCCCTACATTATTATCAAAACAAACACCCAGAGCGTCTTGCAGAATTTGAGGAATCCCATCTTGAGATTGCGCTTTATCTCTTCCATCAATAATGGCAATCGAAGCTAGGATAGCATTATATACCGCTTTATCTTTACAAAATTTTTCAGTCTCAGTTATTAACCATTCTTTATTATGTTCCGAAGGAACAAGTTGCTGTATTGTTTCTGCTAATTCTTTATATTCTTCATCTCCTAACGATTTATCATTCTGAGATTTTACTATTAGTGCATCAATATTTGGAGTATTATTATACTTATCAATAAATTCTTTAGCATAATCAAATATTCTTCTTTCTGTAGAATCAGTAAAATAATCCCGCTTTAGAAACGGGATCGTTTTTCTCATATAATCTTCGTTATGAAGAAGATTCTGTAGTATTACTGTCTCTATCTTTACTATGCTCATCAATCGCCTTTCTTAGAATATCTTCTAGAATATAAGACATGATTTTGTTAAATTCATCTGTCTTATAATCTTCCTCAGACAATCCTTTTGTTTTAGTAATGTAGTCATAGTCTAATTCTACATCACCATTAATCTGATCACTAAATTTAAGTTCATTAATACTGATTACTGTATCTGCATACATACCATCTACAATTTTAACTCCCCATAACTGTTTTTCTGCCTTATTGATTCCCCAAGGCTCATACTTCACTTGCATTATTAAACTCCTCATTAAATTCGTCATCGGTCAATTGCTTTTGTATCATTTCTGTACCAGCAATTTTATATCTTGATTCTATATAATCTCGGAATGCAGGATTTTTTAAGATAGGCATCCAAAATTCCTTGGTGTAAGTATCCTTCAATCTAAATTTATTATTAGTTGTTGTAGGTCCACTATACCAACCATTGCTTGGTTTGACTACAAAACCACCTTCCATTGCTACATTTAATAAACCAGACCAAGTACTAATTCCACCTTCAAAAGAAACTTCAATAGGAATCTTAGATTTTTCTCTTACGAATCTAGACTTCTCTACATTCATAATAAAATTAAATCCAACTACTTCAGTGCCATCTTTTTCTTGTTGTCGACCAATAATAAAAATATTGTCAGCTGAGTAATACAAGCCTGTACCACCGGAAACAATTTGCTTAGGAAATAATCCTATCTCAGAATATGTGTGATTAACAACAACCATTGGAATATCTTTAATTGTCAAGTGTGGAGTAATCATTCTAAATAATGATTTCATTTGTTTAGCACGAGTCATATCTGCAACCGATTTACCTTCTAAAGCATCTTCTACTTCTTTCTTAGATGCAAGATTACCTACAGAATCAACTACAATCATAACATGATCGCCTCTCTCAATATTGTTGAGCTGCGACATACTATCAAATTTTAGTTGTTCGATATCAGTTATGGGTGTATGAAGTACTCGGGCAGGGTCAATCCCGAAATTATCAAAGTAAGACTGAGGACTACCAAACTCAGAATCATAAAATAAAACAATAGCGTCTTCATATTTGTCTAGATATGCCTTTGCGCAAAGTAAAGAAAACGCAGTTTTAAAATGCTTTGATGGTCCAGCAAATACTGTTAATCCTGGGGTCAATCCACCTTCCAATGATCCTGATAGTGCTACGTTCATCATTGGCACCGAAGTTTGAATCATATCTTTCTTAGAAAAGAATTTGGATTTGTTCAAAACTTCTGTTTCTTTAATCGTTGAATTTTTCTTTAGTTTATCTAGTAGCGACATATTTTTCTCCTGTGTATATCTTATTATAATGTATTTTAAAGTATGAGTCTATATTATAATTAACCAAATAAATTTTCAAGTGTTGCTTTAGGTTTAGCTGACCATCCGACACTATTAAGAATAGTTGTCAACGGCTCTAAAAATGATTTTTCAAACATTATATCATAATCTGCATATTGTTTTAATTTCAACTCCTCTGGAATAGAAGATACAAATGCGATACAATTTTCACCAATAATGTTTGGTTCTTTTAAGTATAAGAATTTTATTTTATCTCCCTCGCGTATCAATTCATATTTTTTATCTAGTTTGTTTTTTGCTAGATGAAAATTATATAATAATGCACCTCTTACATGCATAGGAGTACCTTGGCGATAAATTTTGCTACTATCAGAATACTTTTCTACACCATTGACACCCCGTGGAAAGGAAATGTCTTCTGGTTTCATGTACCGATATTTCTCCTCAAATTCTCGTATAAATTTTTGTAGATGTGCTTCAGTTTTAGTCAAAGCCAATTTTACTGCTTCGCGTAATGCTTCGCGTATTGGTTCAGGTGTGGATGATCGTACAATTTCCAATCCCATCACTTTTAATTTTGGTTCTTTATATTGTACACCTTCATTATTATAGACATTTAGTGCATAACGTTTCTTAGCAACCCAAATACCTCTATCGGCAATTGCCTCGCGTTTAAAAAATATTTTCTGTTCATAGGCGTTGGTATAGTCTGCCAAATCTTCGCAAACTTTATTCAAAACTTTTTCTATTCTTTCATTACAGATTTTATCTAAGATAGTTACAACTTTATCCTTAGGCATATCTTTGTAGAATTTTTGCACTAAAGGATCCAACGTAACATAACATGAATCAGTATCAGAATAAAAAGAATAGTCATAGTTTGTAGTATCACAAATCTTATTAAGGTATTCATTAAGTGCTCTACCTACCTTCTGGATAATGTATTGTCCAGTGATAGTAATACCCTCAGCTATTCTGTCATCGTAAAATCTAAAATACTCGTTGCACCATGCACCAAAAAGAGAATTCAATTGAATTTTTCTAGCCATCTGAAAATTATTATACTTTGCAATTTCTTTTCGATACTTTTTATCTTTTGTTTCCTCATACATTTTTTGAGCAGTAATCATAAGCTTTTTATATTTTTGCCTATCGCTAAATAACTTTTCTGTAATGTTAGGAAACAAACCTTGCTTGTCTCTTCTATACATAAAACCATTTGCTGCCATACAATAATTTTTTTCTTTCAAATCTGATAAATCATATTTACTTTCAAGTATTTTTTCCATACCAATATCTTTGCCTCCAACCACTATTGTCTCGGGACTTAGATTATATTGCATAATGATACTAGGGTATAGACTTGTCGCATCAAATGATACTACCCAATTATATTTACTAGGTACTGGTTCTTTGACATATGCACCAACAATTTGCCTTCCTTTTCTTGAGTCATCTCTTTGATGTACTATAATTTTTTGATTCCAAAGATGATTGAATAAAATACAATCCCAGGTTCTTACTGCAGAAAATATATCTACATAGTTACATTTAGCATCATATGCCATTGTAAGAATTAATTCAATCAACTTCATTTTATCTTCAAGTTGATCTACAAGTTCTGTATCTCGTACATTATACTCGACAAATTTAGGCCAATTATTTTTATAAAATGATCTAAAAGAATCATATTCATCATATGATAATTTTTCTTTGCCTAGTTCTACTTTGGCAATATGATCCAATTTATAGGACTCTTGAGCATTGTATGTAAATTTTTTATATAAATCTAAATAATCTAAAACTGAAATTCCAAGAATGTCAAATGTGAGTTCTGTTCTACCTCTCATTTCAAATTCTTTAGAATTAACAATGTTCCAAGGTGATAACTTTTTAACACTATCTTCACCTAAAACTTTATTAATACGATTACAAAGATATGGAATATCAAAAAATTCTACGTTCCATCCAGTAATAATATGAGGACAATTCAAAGAAACATATTCAATAAATTTTTTAAGAACTTCATATTCATTATCACATGTTATATACTTATGATTATCTTTAACATTATCAGATGGTTTAGATCCCCAAGTAATAAGTTGTTTGGTTGTATAATCCTGAATGGTGATTAATAAAACTTCTTCCCTGGGATCTTTTGTATCAGGAAATCCATACTCGGCACTAGTCTCGATATCAATAGACCATATTTTAATTTGAGAAATATCAAATTCAACCTCATCTGGAAACATTTTTGTAATATATTGATAGGCAAAGTTGAAGTTTCCATAGAGTTTAAAGTTCTCTATATCTTTGTATTTTTTAATATAATCTTTGGCTTCGTTAATATCTTCGAAGTCTATTTGCTCTAAATATCTACCATCTAGAGAAGTAAATTCGGTTGGTTTTGGGCTTGGTACATACAAACTTGGTCTAAATTCTATTCTATCCTGGACAGCTTTGCCATTATTCACTCCACGGACTAGAATTCGGTTGCCATACTGCAAAACACTGGTATAAAATCGCATCAAGGGTCTCCACTAATCCTTATATTATAAATAATAAGGACTGGAAAGTCAATAGAAGTTTGATCAATAGATAAACATGATATAATTGCATTAATATTTATTAGTTTTCCCTGATTTCATCATATTGAATTCGTTCATTAAAAACCAATTAGGAGAACTTAATGCTAAAAGCGGCGATCGCGGCGCTTTTATTAATGCTAACCACGAGTGCAATAGCGCAAAACACAAGCACACAATCCACCACAAGTGGAACCACAACCAGTACTACTAATCCAATTAATCAGGGTTCATATGACTCTAAAAGTCTGGTGGATACCAATTCTACATCAAATAGTACCAGCTCAGTACAAACCAATAATACCAGTGTCAGTACTAGTACCAACACTAATACCAGCACTGTAAACAGTACAAGTACCAATAACAACAACAATGTAAACACTAGCATCAGTACTAGTACAAATGTAAACACCAACAACAATGTTCAAAGTGGTACAGTAACCAACAACAATAACAACAACATGAGTGGGTCGGTTACCTACAACAATAACAACGTTAATTCTGGTACCATGACGTATAACAATAATAATGCATCGACCAGTACTACTAATAATACCAATACTAATGTTAATCAGAATATTCAATCTGGTTCCATAACCAACATCAATCAAAATACCAGCACTTCTGATAGTACAAATCGTAATATTATGTCTGGTACAGTAACCTACAACAATAACAATACTTCTACTAGTGTAAACACTAACAATAACATCAATACTGGTGACATGACTAATAGAAATATCAACACATCGACCAGTGTCAGTGACAATAAAAATACTAACATTAATACATCAACCAGTATCAGTACCAATAACAATATCAATACTGGCACCATGACGTATAACAACAATAATGTGAATGCTAGCACGTCATCAAACACTAACACCAATAACAATATTCAAACTGGTGATATGACTAATAGAAATATTAATCAATCTACTGCTACAACTACTAATACGAATAATAACAACAATGTGCAGACAGGAGATATGACTAATAGAAATATTAATCAATCTACTGCTACAACAGTTAATACTAATATGAATCAAAATAATAGTACAGCAGTTAATCAGAATATTCAAACTGGCGACATGACTAATAGAAATATCAACGAGACTACTATTACTCAAAGAGTCGTACAGCCTCCCCCAACTGCCATAGCTCCTGCCATGATGTCTGGTGGAGGGCAAGATTTATGTACTACAGGCGTTAGTGGTGCAGCACAGACTCAGTTTTTGGGGTTTGCTTTAGGTGGTACTCAAAGAGATCTAAATTGCGAACGCTTAAAATTAAGTAAAACATTATATGACATGGGCATGAAGGTCGCCGCAGTTGCTACCATGTGTCAAGATAGAAGAGTTTGGGAAGCAATGATGGCAGCTGGAACTCCCTGCCCATATGAAGGTCAGATTGGCGAAAAAGCCAAAGATTTATGGGCAGCTAATCCCAACAAAGTACCTCAGTATGATTACAAGACTGAAACCGAAGTACCTAAACCTACTCCAGTAAAATATTCAGCTAGTGCATTCAGATAATGGACGATTTTAATCACAAGCATTACAACTACACTTGGACTAAAGGTTTTATTTTAGCCATTTGTATTACGTTGCTTTTGCTTTCAGGCGCAGTATTTGGTCAAACTGTAACTTCTGGCTCTGTTAATACACCTAGCGGTTATAGTATTGATTTGACTACTGGCAACATGATTCCTTATGATAGTAGTATAAAAAGTAGTACAGGTTGGAGCGTGAGCGGTTTACAGGGAAGTTTTGTCAATGATGGATATACCTTCTCTTATGCCAATAGTACAATATCTACATCTGCTAATTTAGCTAACTTAGTACATGGTTATCAGAACACCGGTGCGATATTCGTTACTGGATTTAATTATGGATTTAAGTATAGATTTCAATGTGCTAATAGTATAGGAGGAAGTTGCGAAAATGTAAATGGTCTTCAAGATAATTTGAGTGCAACCGCTCAATACTTATCCCCTAATGGAACTGTTGAATGGTCTCAATTACATCAGTTAGGATTAAAAAATATAAACGATGGTAATCCTCCATACAATCCTAATTGGCAACAATTAAATAATTCTCATACATTTGCAGGAGCTAAATCTTTAGCTACATTGGGTACTTTTAGTTTAAGCATAAGTGGTTCTGATGCTGGATTTTGGGCTTGCCTTATGCCAGACTGTTATGGCCCTCAAGTTAAAGATGCTTTTTTAAATGTAAACTATAGCGTTGATCCTTGTATATTAAACCCTGCTTATGCTCCAAGTTGTCCAGGATTTAATGCTGTTCTTCAAGGCCCTTTAAGTCCTCTTATATGGAATAACTATAATATTGCTACTGCATTACCTCACATAGGCGGTGGAGTTCAATTACATGGATTTGATTATGGATTTGGATATTACGCAGGAGATTACTGTACTAATACCTTTTTGTGGTGGTGTACATCAAGCAGTGGTGCTAACGGTAGAAATGTTACATTGAATATAACTGATAAATTGGGCAATAGCTTATTTTCTCAAAACTGGTGGGTGGAAGGTAATTACAGCGGTGGTGCTAGAAGTGGTAGTATGCTGTTTACAGAGACTAAAAATACCTTGAACATGGGATATGTATCCTGGAGTGTGTATGGCGGATACGGAGATAACATGGGTTTCGCTGGTTACACCAGACCTATATGGACACCTGATCCTTGTTACGACCAGCCTTTGTACAGTAAAAATTGTAGCAACTTTGATGCAGAAATCAAACGTCTGGCCGATGAGCAAAATAAGATACAAAAAGCTTCTTTAGAACAAACTATTGCAAACATATCAACAACATCGTCTACGCCCGATGGAACGGTTACTAATACAGTTACTGATGCAAATACAGCAAGTCCTTCTGTAAGCACTACTACGGTTACAGCTACTGACACAACTGCTGCAACAACATCTCCTAAATCTACAAGTACAACTACTACAGCAGACACAGTTGCACAAAGAGATTCTGGATCACAACCAAATCAAACTGCTACTAGAACTGAAAGTGCCAGAGAAAACAATACAACATCATTTGCTTTATCTCTTATCAACAGAAATCAAGAACGAGAAACTAATATAGCAACTCAGGCTAGCCAAAACGCTATGCAGACTGCAGCAGTAGCTGCTGGCGCAGGTACGCGACAAGCCGAAGCCATTGCCCTGGAAGCTGTTAATCGAAGTCAAAATATGCAGCAACAGCAGGAGCAACATTCTGGAACAGAAAATGTCGTTGTTGGTTCCAGAACAGATAGTATTCTAAACATTGGACCAGCACCAGGTAGTACCAGTGTAGTCAATCTAGCCATACAGCAACGAACAACACAGGGGCAGACTGCTGTAGATATTACACCTCAGACAACTAATACAGTGACCAGCACCAGTGCCATAGTTCAATTTAATGCCATGTCAGTAGTTACAGTGCAACCAGTACAGCAGTTTAATCCTCTGCAACCTCCGGTGTTTTCTCAGACAGCACCAGTTGTTGTAGTACCCTATCAGGCACCAGTGCAGCAAAACATAACAGAAACAAAACCAACCGAGGTCGCTAATTTTGAGCAACCTGTAAACACAAGTTCTGTACAAATAAACATACTACAACCTCCTCAGCAAACTAATATAACAGAACCCAGTCAAAGTTTTCAGTCTGTTATGATAGCACCTGTAGTTGCAGTAGACATTCCTCAAGCTCAAAGTAATTTTACTACAGATAGAACCAATCCTATAAACGATATCATTGAAAATAAACAATCTACTATTGAACAGGAACGAAAAGATACAAACACACAACAGGTTAAATCCAATGTTCAGGACAACGATGCAGCCGCAGGAGTTTCTATTGATACTATTGCTAGGACTCCTACTGGTTTCAGTAATTATATGATAGCTTTATCTGATGCTAATTTCTATGCTCCAAAAGAGATTTATAGAAATCAACGTAATGTGGATAACGCCAGAGCGCTAAGACAATTAGCCTCTGACAGACTACACCAAGAAATGGTGGATCAACAATACAGAAGGTAAAAATGTCAGAAGAAAAGGTAGATGTAAATAAAAAGATTGATGATGCCGAAGCAGCAGTTAAAAAATATGCCAGTAAAGACACTGTAATTAGTATAGGTGGCTATGAGTTTACACCAGCTAAACTAATGGTAGCAGCTACATTGGTCTCCAGCATATTAGGTGGACTTTATGGAGCATTTGAGGTATACAAAGATTACATCGGAATGAAGAAAAAGATCGCTGAATATATTGCACCTGATCTAACAGAGTTTGATAAACGTCTGGCTCTTATAGAAGAAAATGCCAGCAAGACTCAAAAGGCTGTACAAGAGGGCAGTGATAAAACAGCGGAATATACTCGAGACATCAAAAATGATCTAAAGAATGATATACGCCGTTTAGAGAAAACTGTAGAAGACGTTGAACGCAGTAATAAAACTCAACAAAGAGAAATAGATCGAACGGTTGCCGAAGTAAAAACAGATGTTAGAAATATTCAGAAGCAAGCTGACGCCAGTATAAACTCTGCAACTAAAGAAATAAATCGCATGGCAGCAGAAAATACCAAGGCAATTGCTGCTAATAATAAGGAAATTGATTCTAAGTTAAAAGCAGCACAAAGAGATCTAGACGAAAAACTTAAGAAAGCTCTTGACAATCCTTTAGCAAACAAATAATGGCACATCTTATAGCAAATATTCCCCCTGTACATTGTTACATTAGAAAAGAATTTCTTTATGATTTTGAAAAAGGACACGGGGAATATGAACCTTGTATCTGGGTAACAGTAAAATCCATTAGAGGACAAGCGTTTAGAATTGAATCATACATGCCCAACTATGGAGCTCTATATGATAAACTTCCTTTACATGCATTTGTATCTAGGACAGAAAATTTAGGTCCATTGTTACCCTTAGATACATTACAAATTTGGGATTGTTTTTCTCATGATGTTACAGTATTACAAAAATCTTTTCTTAAAAATTTGACCTGTAAATTTTATGCAAAAGATAAAAACTTCTACAGTGGCGGATATATGTTTACGGTAGACAATGCACATTCTGATCCAAACATTATAGATACCACTTACGCAGAATGGCCGGAGGATCATAAGAGCTTTAATTTTATAGAACTAGATAACGGCCAATATGCAGCACAACCAAATAACAGATGTATATTTTTGGATGCTGCAAGTAATCCGAAAAATTTAAAATTCCCTGATTTCAAAGTTTGTACTAAAATTTACAGAGTAGAAACCAATCCAAAATGGGCATTAGGTGATACTACTGATGTAATGTATGAAGGGAAGTAATGATTGATTGGACAGATATTAACAAGGCACAATTTGCCATGAGTTCCATATTAATGTTGGTTGTGCTTTTTCTTATTCTGTTACTTTGGGTATGGCATAGAAATAGTGATAGTAATATTGATTTAAAAGATTTGATATGTAGTAGTGGCAAATTAGATGAGAAGAAATTTGTCAGATTCGGAGCATGGATAGTTAGTACCTGGGGCTTTGTTTATCTTATAGTTGAGGAACGATTTAGTGAATGGTATTTTATGGGATATATGGCTGCTTGGGTAGGTAATGCTATTCTTGATAAGTACGTAAATAAACCTAAGGAGATTGTAAATGACAGACCAACAATCGAAAGACCCAAAACCTTTAACCAGAAGTGAACGTGAAGCAAAGATAAAAGATAAGGCAGGATTTATCATTGTCTTTTTGGCTGCGGTACTGGCCATAAATACTATGCTAGGGGGTAGTAATTCTAGTAAGATTCAAAATAATACTATTCAAGCTAACAATATGTGGGCGTGGTATCAAGCCAAGAACGTTCGAGGTGTTCTATATGAAATAAGTGCAGCTGAAGCAAGTAAACCCGAGAACAAGGATAAATTTCTAGCTGAAGCTAAACGTATGAGTGACGATAAAAAAGAAATTATGGAGAAGGCTAAAATATTAGAAGCAGAAAGAGATGCTGCGAAATTAAAATCTCCTTGGTTTACCTGGGGAGGTTCTGCATTACAAATAGGAATAGTTTTATTGACTGCTAGTATCTTGGCAGTTAGTATGCCAATGTTTTATATTAGTACGATAGTTGGTGCTTTTGGATCGTTGCTAGTCAGTCAAGCAATTTGGATGTGGATACCATGGTTAAATTAATTGCTGTTATTTTTACAGGTTTATTATTATTTGGATGCGAAGCTAGGTACCGATATCCTTGTCAAAATCCAGATAATTGGGATAAGGATTATTGTAAGAAACCGTATTGCGAGGTTTCAAGAGATTGCCCTGAACATATTTTTAAAGGACAAGAAGGCGTAGCATCTTTTTCTAGTCCCGGTAAGTGTGAACAATGTAAGGGAGCTAAATAAATGGGAATTAAAGACATGTTTAAAGATCCTGGAATCAATGATAGTGCACCTAAACAAACTACTGTGCCTACACCAATAAAAAAATCATCACCAACACCAACAAAGAAAGACGAACATAAAGGTGAGAAAGCATCTAAACCAGGAGAGAGGTATACAGAAAATGAACTTATGGTCCGCCTTAAATTCTTTATCGGAGTCTGCTTGGCGCTCACTCTTATTGGCATTGTTTTTACTGTTCTTTACAGTATCATGTTTGTCACACAACCTTTGAATGCTATTAGTCCAATAGATCAAAAATTCTTTGAACTTATCATTCCAGTTGCTACATTCTTATGTGGTACATTATCAGGTATAATGCTTGCAGGATCAGGTAAAGAAGCTGCGATGGCAGGTGCCGCAGCACAGGCTAATGCGATGAATGGATTAAATAAACCTGGGGGCCCAAGACCTTTAGGTCCTGCTCCAATATCAATGGGTGGAGGTATGGGGATGAATGATCCGATGCCTATGCGTGGAGATATGGGGCCCGATCCAATGGATGATCCAAGTCCAATATCTAGTGGTCCAACACCTGGAGTTAAACCAATTGGTAAACCAGCAATCAAGCCAATTAGCTTATCTTGATGTTATAGTAGCGTACTGGATAATGATCTGGTACGCTCCATATTTTGTGATAGGTAATAAAGACATTGCAGAATCTATCTGCGAAAAGTGATTTATGGTTGCGGGTTCTAGATTCGAACTAGAGACTGAGGATTATGAGTCCTCTGTGATACCGTTTCACCAACCCGCGCTAAATGTTTTATTTTCTATTTGTTTTATAATGTATTTATCAACTACGAATAATTTCTCTGGAAATTGACTCCATTATATAGTCCTGTTCCAGGGAAAAAATTCCCCGTATTTTAATTTAATTTTTTCATTACCTTCAATGAAAAACTCTGCATTAACTGACCCTTCGTTACCCCCTAATCTATAGCATAGTGTATAATTATTACTACATCCGAAATTAGTATGTTTTAATACTTCTGTAATTATGGTATAAAATCTTCTATCAGCTCCCCAACCATGATCCCAGATATATCCGTATTTTCGTATGAAAGCATTAGTAAAACAATAAGAACTAGAATCAACTAGATGTACCTTATCATCTACCCATGCAGAAAATCTACCCAACGATTCACAGTTATCTTGGCAAATAAATTCTTTATTAACAGAAAAAATGTTTCTTAAAGAAAACGCCCAATCAAAATTAAATTTTTCTATTGTGTAAATTAATTTTTCTATGTGATTTGGTTGATACCAATTATCTTGATCCAAAAATAAAATATAATCATGTGGGACTAGATGACTAAATGCTGCCATTACCCTATGACCATACCATCCTCCACCACCCGTGTTATACGGCAATTCGCATATAAGAGTATTTTTATTAACTAATTTTTTAGTTCTATCAGAAAACTCTTTGCCATCTATAACGATGAGGTGTTCTACATGCTCATATGTTTGATTCTTAACAGATTCTATAGCATCTAGTAATTCAGATGCTCCGGTAGTAGGTGTTATAACGAGTGCTTTTTTCATATAAATTTGGTGTCCCCGCGTGAGGCAAATTAAGATGCTTTGTGCGGCCACCTGGATTCGAACCAGGGACCTATCCGTTATGAGCGGAGTGCTGACTTACCACTGAGCTATGGCCGCACAAAGCATCCTTTTTAATATTAGATGCCTCTATGCACTAAGGGGCTAAAATTAACCGCCGAAAGGTGTATATTCTATAGTATTCATACCAACAAGGTTGATATGATCCACGTCTCTAGTTAATTCCAAATTACTAGCTGCTTCCAATAATTGTGATTGAGTAAATGTGCCTTTGTCCAATTCAATAGTAAAATATAGCAAATCTGCAAAACTAGGTGTTTGATTCAATAAATTTTTATAAACTTGTTTGACAAATGTTTCATTACTACTACCAAGTGCATCTGCTTTATATTCAGTGGAATCAAGAATCATTTTAGCAATTTCAGTATCTGTTTTGCCCGCATCTTTGTGATATAAATATTTGCCTACTAATGCAGGTGTAACATCTGTCTTACCGAAAGCAGTAGCTAACAAAGCATATACTTCACCTGCATTACCAGAAACATCAAAGGCTACTGCTTTATCTGCACCAATAACACGTTCAATACTTTGCATAGACAAAACAACATCAGGAAGATCGGCATGTGTAGCTAGCATTGTTTCTTTACCTTTAGAAAAGGTAATATCTGCCAATTTTACGCCTAATCCAATAGTATCAATATCTTTAGCAGTTCCGATTGCTTCAATAAGAATATCGATTTTACCATCGCCTACAAAATTGCCATCAGTAAGACCGGTAACGCCTGTTAAATTAGTTTCTGGTAAATCTTTATAGGTAATACGAGTAATAATTGCCATCTAGTTTCCTTAAAAGTTATTAAAAAGACATCATAACCAATCGCCTAAATTATAGAAATTTCCACCTCTTGATCCCAATAATCTTTCAGCATTCATTCTATCATTTATTGAATTAGGATTCCATTCTAATAAACTTAACTTTCTTAAAAAATTAGTTTTTGTCCAAAAAATATTTCCGCAAGACTGTTGAAAATAATTATCTATCATATTATGGCTAACTTTCCAAGTATTCATAATAGAAATATGATAGAAAATTAATATATCTTTCATTTTGGTACCCAGGGCGGGATTCGAACCCGCAACGTTTCTAATGTGCAAGATTTTAAGTCTTGTGCGTCTCTCCAATTTCGCCACCTGGGCGACTCATAATCTTATATTATAATAAACAGTTTAGTGAGTCAAGTATTTATTTACCAAAACTGAAAAAAATACTAAAAATTGCGTGCATTTTTTTCTGTAGAATAATGAAATGAGATTAACTTTTACCCTGACCCCGGTACTTTTTATGTGAGCGTTTAATGTGCTTGTTCATTGTAGCAGTTTTAGATCCATTTTGTCTAGTTGATTTTACTACACGTTCATGTTTTTTCTCAGCCATTAGTTGTCTCCAAAGTTTGAGGATCTATTCCGGAATTTTCAGTGCCTCGTTTATAAGATTCGTTTGTAAGTTTTTTATTTTGATTTGTAATAGTTCTTCTATTACATTGACTACACAAAGAATAATAAAATTTGTGTTTTACAGGACCTCCTACCCATTTGTAATTAGTTTCTATTACTTCAAAGATACTTGTCAATTTGTCTGTACAAGATTTTGGATCACATGTTTCTAATCCTGTTTTTGGATCAATATGAATCACGGCACTATGCAATTTTTTCTTCATATAATATATGCCCAGGAAAACCTGGGCATTCCATCATTTTCTATTTTTTATATATTCAGAAACTTGTTTACTGACTCTCATTCTTCTACCCTCTGCCATAGCTTCGAGTATTTGATATGATTTTTTTAAAAAACATTTGATTTTACTCATAATAGTCCTTTGTGCCTTAAAACTTTTTCTCTATAATCAAAGTCAGCACGATCTATACTTTTTGACAGATAATGTTCTGCCACAGATGTATGAGACCACTTATCTAACCATTGCATAAAAGCATGGAATTTAGATAAGCAAATCATTTGTCTTCAGTCAATAATTGTTTCTTAGATGTTTTAGTTTCACCATCATTAACAGCAATCTTCTTAGGCTTTTTATGATCTGGAATAATTTTTTCCAGAGCAATTTTAAGCATACCGTTCATCATAGCTGCATCATTGATTTCAATGGTGTCATCCAAAAAGAAGGTACGTGTGAATGCCCTATTCGCAATTCCTTTGAATAGAAAATTGCTATTGTCATCTTCAGTTTTGCCGCTAATAATTAGTTTATTATCTTCAAAAGTAATATCAATATCATGTTTAGCAAAACCAGCAACAGCTAATTCAATAACGTACTTGTTATCTTCGACTTTGCGAATATTATATGGTGGATAGTTAGGAATATTTTTGGTCACATCATCATGAAATTTAGCCATGCGATTGTAAGTGTCATCAAAACCTACAAATAATTTATCAAAATCCTTAAACATATCAAAAGGTCCGTTTTTAAGCATAAGTGTCATTTTAGTTCTCCTCGTAAGCGAGATTAAAGATTGCCAACCCAAATGGCATTGGCACCAGTGGATATTTTACTAGCCTTCGCTGGCATGCTAGTCCCATCCCAGGGATATTAATATTTATTACGCAGACTGCTTTTTCTTACCAATATTATACTTTGTTTGTAAGTTCCAGTTATCCTTATCTTTAAATGCAATAATTTTAATTTGAGATAATGGAGCAGTATCTAAATATTGTTTCTCATTTACAATTTTAACTAAGCCCCAATCAACTAGCAGCTTAGCTATAGTATTTCTTCGTTGTAGATCATTATCAGTAAGATCAGCTTGTTTACCATCTAAAGCAAAAAGTTCTTTAAAGTGTACTATATAGTATTTACCTTGTTTATGTAGAATATGGCATGATTGATACAGTATTTTATCTTTACGAGAAGCAACACCAATTCTAGTAAGAGTTTCCTTTACCTTAAGAAAATCATCAGGTTTTTCTAGTAACACTTCCAGAGGCAAATATCCTGGAAAATCAATTTTAAATACATCATCCATGTCGACCACCTTTTATTAATCTTTTTCTTATTAGTTCAACTTGAGCATCAGATAGAAGAGGAAGAACTTGGTGAGCTTTATTTGTGCTGTATCCATAGTATTCCTTAATTAATTCTATCGCCTCAATTTTTTCAGGCTTGATCCATTTATTGTATCTTTTTTTGGCCCTAATTATATTTATTAAAAAGGAAAACTGCATTTTTTTGTCTAAATGATGTTTAGAATTCATTTCATTTGCATAAAATACAGTATCTGCTCCAAAAGATAATGCCTTGTTTATCATATAGGGTTGATATATTTTCTCAGATTGGTCATCTACTAATACATTTTCTTTTTTATAAGTTATTGCGTTAATTACGTCAAACAATCCAAGAGCAGGCAGTTTTTCGTTTTCATACTCTATTTCGAGTTTTGGTTCTTCATCTTTAAATAGAGTTGTCATTAATATCAATCCATGTTTTCGCTATTTCAATTGCTTCTTCCAGTTCTTCATAATATGATTCTTCGTGTTTATCAAAATAGACATCAATAAACAATACTCTATATCCGTTGCCTCTCTCAAAGATATATACCCGACGAGTATTTTTCTCAAAACTTAGTAAGCTTTTCATTTGAATTCTACTGTAGCCATTATTTCTGTTAAACATGCAACAAGATTAATTTCTTGATCCGCACAAAATGCCGCTTTATATTGATAATCAGCCAATAATATTACTAGTTGAGGAATCTGTACTACCTCATTTAATAAGGTATCATATATTCTACGAAATACTGCAGTATCACTATCAGAATTATTTACGACCCAAGAACGCATTGCTTTCCAGTCTTTTTCTTTTAGTGCATTCTTTAGCGCATTCATATTTTCATCACTAATGTTAACAAGAATGCCTTCGTCAATTACACCCGAAACAGAATATTTCTGCAATTCATTTAAAGTTCTTCTGTAATCAGGAAAGAACTTTTCTACTACCTTTGCCACTACTTTCAGATCAGCTTCGATGCCTTCATTTTGAATGATGAATTTAATTCTGTTGAAGAATTTCGCAGCGATCTTCGGTTTATCTTCTTTTGATAATTTAAATTCAATAACCGCACATCTAGAATGTAGAGGTGCAATGATTCTATTTTTAAAGTTACAAGTAAAGATGAAACGGCAATTAGCAGAAAACTCTTCAACAAAAGCTCTTAAGGCTGGCTGAGTACTATTTGGATTTAGGTAATCTGCTTCATCTAAAATTACAACCTTCGTCTTACCTGAAAAGGAAACTGTGGATGCAAACTGTTTAATTTTGGTTCTTAGCACATCAATCCCAGATTCTTCCGAACCATTGATGACCAAATAATCAGTTTCTAATTGTTCACATAGTGCTTTGGCAACTGTAGTTTTACCCACACCTGCCGAACCACATAATAACATATTTTGAATCTCGCCCTTAGCGAGCATATCCTGAAAGATCTTTTTTTGATCTTCAGGTAAAATACAATCTTCTAAAGTTCTGGGTCTGTATTTTTCAACCCAGAGAAATTGATC